TCCACACGCACTTTTCTTCGTGGATTTTGTATGTCTAGCTCGTTTTTATACAAAATATTGTTCTCCTCAAGCACTTCTCGCACGTAATCCCAATCATTTTTACCTACACGACCATAATTACCACTTTTTTGGTTAGAAGTGTTGTCTCCAGCCAATAAAACCTTCGAAATACCCCATTTATTAAGTAATTCTACTGCTTTTAGTGCTTGTTCGGTTGTTAAAGCCTCTTTGGAGAAGATTTCATCGAAAATAAGGTACTGCTTGAGTCCGTTACGAGCTCTTTTAACTTGGAGAAGAGCCCAACAATGAGGAGACCTGTTGAAATCAGCGCAAAGCCAGACAGGATGCCCACTATCGTAATCAAGAGCCGTAAGATTCCCATCAGGGTAGTGGTTGTAGCCGTCAAAGTGTTTATAAGCCTTTCTCGTTGGGTCATCTGTTTCCTCGCTCATTTCGTACCCCAATTTATACGACAGAAAGTCCATCGCTTCTTCTTGGAGTAGCCGTTGTTTACTGTGATTGGTTTCCCATAGGGGAATGTCCCAGACCTTATCGGGTTCTCTCATATTCTACTAAATAATGTTTGTATGACAGCTCCACCTTCAATGAAATAGACGGGCACACCAACATCGTCACCCTCCGCTATTAAGGACATCGCACCTGAATGGTGCTGGTGTAGTGTTTTAAGGTCGTATGTCAGGATTGCCCATCCATTTTTACTGCATTGCTTTATAATTTCGTGTATCGAATTAGAACTTTGGTTCTTAGCTAGTATCTCCCATTTCTGACCAACAAGCTCAGCCTCTATCATCTCCAAGAACTCCTCCATCTTATTTTTGATGGTATCTATCTCGCTTTGTTCTACTTTCACTCCAAACCGGGCATACATAACTACTTTAGATTGTTCCATTCTTCCACCTTATATCCTGTTTTATCTTCTTTTACCGAAATCTGAAGCACATTGAATATACCCGACTTCATTAAGCGACTATTAGCGTCATTAGGATGGTATGGTGTACACACGCTTAAAACAATACCTTTGTCGTGTACACGTTTAATCCAGGTGTTTGATACTTTGTTCCAAACTGTTTCTCTACGAGCGGTAGATATTCGATCTTCATCGTTACACACATCATCAAGGATTAGCACGCCAGCACGTTGTCCCGTAGTTTGCGTGAGTACCGCATACGCCTCATAGGTAGGGTTACCAGTACGGTTACGACTACTTACTATAATCCTTTGGGTAGACCCTGTATCGGTTCGATCAAACTCAACAGGATTAAAGTTGTGTTCTTTGCACCAGTATCGGTACATATCGCTCATAAATAGCGCACGCAAAGATAATATCCTTTTAGTAGAGATACCACCGTCAGCCGATACAATAAGTGTTTCTAACTCGTGTTTACGGGTGGTCATATAGGCTGATAGACCAATGGGGACTTGCTGCGACTTACCCGTGTTATAGGGCGCTCTAATTAAGCCATTGAGACGAGCGTTCTTAGATAGGGCTTGTTGTTGCCAGTCATAAATACCCTTCTGCATCGTATAATGAATCTCGGCTTGGGTTACTTTATCACCGTCTTGGTCAGCTAAACAATTTTCGATAAAAGAATTACGTAGGTCTAACGAGTCAGGAGGTGGCTCGTGCCCTACGACATTGACTAATAAATCAGACCAATTATTCTTTTTCGGTTTTTGGCTCATACGCTCGCTTGCACATTGGGCACTGTTCTTCGCACCGTTTACCAGTAGATACTTCCCCCAAGCATTTAAATACTCGTGCTTTGTTTTTTAGGGGTACGGGCTTAGGTATAAAGTTTTCTTTCATTTCAGGAAATATGTAGCGTTTAATGTTATTTGAGTTTAAGCCTTTCATTCTCTTTCTCCAAGAATTCGACTTTAATCCTTAACGCAGATACTTCCTCTGTTAGCTTTAATATTTGACTTCGCAACTCATCCTTTTCATCGGATGACTCTTCCAATAAGTTCTCAAGGTTACGCACCCTGTTCTTCAGGTCGTCCCTGTACTGAACAGTGTCGCTATTATTGGCTTCGTTCTGTTTCTGCTCAGCTTTAATTTTAAGCCTAGCTTCAAAGAACTTCCAGACCCCAGCGGAGCCCAGTACGGTTGCGAGCGTAATAACAATTTGTGTGATGTTATCCATTACTGTTTTTATATATTTTTTCTCTCGATAGTCTGGACATACTACCGAAAGCTGCGATTATAAATAGAAGCCACCCGTAGTGTGTTGGACTAGGGAAGCCTATGGTTACTAGATACATAACTGCTGAAGCGGAGTACACTCCAAGACAAATCATAGAGGCTCGCACTCTACAATTTATCTCATCAGAAGCCACACAAATCATTTGATGAATACCCGAAATAGCAGGTATCAAAGAAAGAAATAATCCCGTTCCCACCTCCATGCTCAACGCAAACGGAACAATAAAGATATTAGCCAGCGCAAGAGTAATCTCTGTTGGTTGATTGTCAGAGTACATCCATACCTGACGTAGGCGTAATAGCTTCATCTTCATTAAGAACAGATTGAGTTGCAGATTGTCGATGGGTCTGTCGTTAAGGAGTTACAGGATGCGCCTAATATAAAGCGCCCTATAAACTCGGTCAATACCACAATGCACATCGGTACTAACTTTTTCATAAAATCTCGTAGTCTGCCTCTATTGACTCCATACGCTGCGCAAACTCCCTGAGTTGATCTACATCTAAAAAGTCCTGAAGCACCTGAAGCGTTTGTTCCCGAACCTTGTTCTTATACTCAATAATAATGGCTGGTTCGTTGCTAAGCTCTTTGCGCACGTCATGTAGATCCTTCATGATTTTACTCAAATCCTTTGGATGGATCTTATCCAGGTCTTCATGGTTCTCTAAAAGCGTAGTAATCTTGATGAGCATGAACTCTACCTTTGCAGATAGCTTCTCTTTTCGCTCCTCTAGCGTTCCAATGAGTTGAAGGGTGTTACGGTATTGGTTTAGGTCTTTTAGGACGTTAGGATTGAAATTTGACTCGTCTTTTACTTGCTGGACTTGTTGCTCTATAATAATCTGCTTATCCAGCTCTTCACGCTCTGACCTCCAATTGTAAATGCTTTGTCTAGAGACGCCCCATCTTTCAGCTACTTTAGACACATTGCCTAATACGTCTATATCGTTTAGTATCTGGATCTTTTCCTTGGTCGTAAAATCACTCATCGTACCACCCATGCTTTTTAACGTATTCTTTGATTGATTCTATCCTATTAAAGATATAGTTCGGAAGTTTATCCGACATAGAAGGGATCGCATGAAGGCATTCTATAACCACTTTGACCTCCTCTATCAGCTCTTCTCGACTACTTATTTTTTGTTTTTTGTGCCAGGGCATAACAGTAAAAATTTAAATTGACAAACTATAGGTAGAAATTTATTGAAATGCAAGTCATTACGGTAAAAATCCCTATAGTTGACGGGTATTGGTGAAAATTTAGTTTTTGCGGGAGGATTGGTAGTATAGCCGCGCGCCGCCGGCGTTTAACATGGCACCCCCATTGCCTTGGCTCCTGATGGCTTGGTTTGGGTAGGTAGTAAAAAAATCCTTATCGGTTCCGGGTGGTAAAAAATTCCCGGTGTAAACTTTGACAGTTTCCCGGGGTTGTGTTGGTTGGTTGGGTTGGGATTAGTCGACTTTTAAACCTTCTTTTTTTGCGTATCTTTTGTACTTGTTTAATTCTTGTTTGAATCTTTTGTTGCTCGGAAATTCGTTATTTAATTCAGTGTACATTCTTAATTTTTCTTTTAGTGCGTTTATGTTTTTCATTGTCTTTGTGTGTTTTGTTTATATTTTTTGGTTTGTGTTATATGATTTCGTCTCCGTATCTCATGCCCTTTCTATAAATTACTTCGGTTTGTTTGTTTTGTTTGTGTTGTTTAATCTTGCTCTTAATGGTGTAAACAATTGAAAATATTGCCCATGTTGAAAACATAACCATCAAAATGGTGATAATGATTGTTATATCTTCGGAGCTGAATTTACTCATTTCGATAATCATTTTTTCTGTTTCCATTGTCTTTGTGTTTGTGTGTTTGTGTTTCTCTTATCTGTTTCTAATATACAACAATATAAAGCAAGTTGCAAATATAAAACAAAAAAAACCCGAATATTTTTTCGGGTCTTTGTTGGGTTTGTTTACCATCTGTCCGGGTCTCTGTATTCCGGATCGTTTTGCGTATCGATACTATACCAGTGTAAGTTCACCCGGTGCGCTCGATCTAGTATTTGGAGCGCTTCATTTATTTGGTTGTACTCTTGGTATGTTATTTTATTTGGTAGTATCTCGTTCGGGTATAGGCATAGTCTATTGATTCGGTTGTGGTTTATTCCGGAAGCTCTTGAAAGTTCCCGCTGTGTTGTTCGGCTTTGTTTTAAAGTTTGGTTTAATCTGTTCATTTTATATCGTTGTTTGTGGTGTTGTGTGTTGTGGCGCTTGTTTTTTGCGTACCTGCTCCCAGATAACTGCCTGGAATTCGTACGGCTTTAAACCTACAGAAGCAGCGGCGGTCTTGGTTGCTTCTGTTATGTCTGCATATCTTGCGGCGGTTAAACTTTTAATGCGCTTCGGATCTTTGAAAAATGCACTTAGGTGGTGCCGGTCAATTGTAACAAATTCGGCGGCGGTTTCGCCCTGGTTTATGTTTTGAAAAAAGGCGTATGTTTTTAGGGCGGTTTCTCTATTGATCCCAGGGCGCGCGGTTCTTGGTTTCCCGGTGTTCCCGGTATATTCGCCGTTCTTTATTTCCCGGGGTTTGTATGTTACCGGCTTATTTTTTAGTGTTGCTATGGCTTTGTACTTGTTACCGTCATATGTTGAAACGATCACTTTTTCCGGATCGCTTCCGGTGTTGTGCGCTGCAATTATGGCGGCGGCTTGCTGCTTGTTTAGTTCCCATTCAACCGATGGGCTCAAAATACTAACTATTTTGGCGGCGGTTTCTGTGGTGGTGTTGTGCTCTATTGCAAGCGCTGCGGCGTATTTGTGCGCTTCCGAATACCATTTAATACCGGCGGTTTTTTCTTCCGGTGTCGCTTGGTTGTATAGTTTGATCATTCTATTTATCCCGGTTCTTATATAGTACCGGTTTAATGATCTGTATTTTTTATCTGTTTTCATTTGTTGGCTCCTGGTTTATTCGTTTGAATTGTTGTTTTGTTAATTGCAATAATTTAAAATAAATGTCGCTATATGCGTCAATTTTGGCGCTTGAAATTACTCCGTCGTGATTGTCTCCGTCCGGATCATAAAGAATAGATTCGTGTATTTTTATTTGCTCGTTTATATGATCAAACAATTTTTTATCTCTAATAAGTATTTTTTCATCAATATTTAAAAAGTCTTGGTACGTCATTTTTTTATTTCCTGGTTTAGGTTGTATTGTTTTATTTGTTCGGGTGTTGCTTCTGTATTGTCTTCTGCGTTTTGTAGGCATTCCGGGCAGTATGGAATATCTTCCGAGGGTTGGTGCCAGGTTCCCGGTATTGTGTGCCTTTTTTCATCTTGTTCTTTATATATTGTGTCGCAATGTCTGCAGCTTATTAAGTACATTTGATCGGGTTTAGTGGTTGAAAATGTGGTGTAAAATGTGGGCGGTTAGATAAAGCGTTCCAAAGATCAAAACAGCTTTTTCAGTGGTAAAATATATTTTTTTAAGTGTGTTCATTTGTCCGGGGTTTAAAGTTTGGGAACCCGTTCCCGGGCTCCCCTGGTTTGGTTTATTTATTTATGATCTCTTTTAGTTGGATCCGGGCGGCGGCTTCTAAATTAGCTGCCGAATAGACAAGACCCAAAACAATAGCGGCGGTCTCTCTTTTTTCGGTTTCGTCTGTTTGATCTTCCAAAACATAGATCAAGTTTGATAATTCATTTAGTCGGTTTAGGTAGTTGTTTAATTCGTTCATTTGTCTATTATTTAATTATTATTTAAGTATCTGTTTCAAATATAGGGCGTTTTGTTTACAATGTCAAACAAATATCAAAGTTTTTTTTATTTATTACCGGGATCGGCTTTTTTGATAGTGTTGGAAGGGATCCGGATATTTTTTTATTTTTTTTTTTTTTTTTTGTTTTTTGCTTGCATCTTACTTTTCTTTGTTGTATATTTAAAACAGTTAATAAGAACAGTAACAAACAAAGAGACAAACAAAATGAAAGCAAAAAGAATCACAAAAGGCTACTATCAGTTCCAAAATGGTTTCGTAATTTATTACGACCGATCAATTGAGGGACAAAATAAATGGGTAATAAATAATGACGATTACAACAAAATAGAAAAGTTCATCAGTGACGGAAACGACCAACTTTGGGCAACATTAACGGAAGCTAAATTTAATTTGCAATATGCAGAAGCCTAAAAGCCCCGACCGGGGCGGCTTCCGGGTTTTGTTCCGGATCCCGGATTTTGGACGGGGAAAATTCCCGATCTTGGACGGGGAAAATTCCCGCAGCAAGCACGACCGAAATGCGGCGGGATCGTGCCAGGGGGGTACCCATACAACCTCCCATAGAAATCTCTATAAAATGACGGGGCATCGTGCCAGGGGGGTAGCCACTATACCCCCCGTAGAAATTTATTCCGGGTTACCTCCCATAGAAATCCAAACCTAGATACCCCCCGTAAAAATCCATAAAAAAAGGGGGGCTGCTATACCCCCCGTAGAAATCTTCAATCCAATAAACCCCCCGTAGAAATTTATCGTATGCTCAACTCATCTAGTTGATCCACCACCTCTTTAAATCCTGGTATGTGATCAACCTCTTCTGGTGGCTCTATTCTTTTAACTGTACCGTTTGGTAGTACTAGCCACTTATCCCCGTCCTTGAACGTTACTACGTATCCATCTTGATTGATCATAACGCAAAGTTCTCTTGGTAGTAGTCCCAATTAACATCACCTTGTACGGTAATGATACCTTCATCAATCATTGCTTTAGCTTCCCTTCCGTATCTACCTTGGAGTTGCCAAGCCAAACCCGTGGCTACTAAATCTGCAAATAATTGCACAACCCATTCAAGGCTATGATCTTCAGTTTCGTATTCAATCACTCTATTCATTAGTCCCATCATCTCTACTTGTCTCATTTTGGTTCCTCCAATAATACGCTTAGCATTAGTGCTTTGCTTTGATCTGGGTTTCCGTTTAGGGCTATGTACAATACATTTACTAGCTCGTCTAAGTCTTTGGTTGCTACTTTCTTTACGTAGGTGTTTACGATTCTCTTATCCATTGTGTCTATTTATTAATTAATGTTATTGTCTCTACACCTAGTATACACTTATCCACAATTAAAGTCAAATAAAAAGCATACATCATATGTTCTGCACTTATTAAAGTACATCAACGGACTTGAAGCCCTGGGTTGACCAACCGTCTGCACCTTGATCCTTATGCTCCGGCTTGAACCATACGCTTTGAGCCTTCTGCTTCCAACTCTTTACCGAGTTGCCCCTACTATCCCTCCAATACTTCTGACGGTTACTAGAAATCGAAGCCTGGTAAAAATCGTACATCTTATTAGCAGCCTCTACGGTGTACCCATTACTCGTAAAATAAGAGACAACCTCATCAAGAGTTGGGATCGTCCTTTCTTTATATATAGTTTCTTTTAGGGTTTCTTTTGTGTGTGTAGTAATTCCACTAGCATCTTGTGTAGTAGCTCCACTAGGTGGTGTAGTAATTCCACTAGTTGGTGTACTCAGTACACTAGTTACGTTATAGTTCAGGGTAATGTGCGTGGTGGTTCTGTTGCTCTTTTGCGTAACAATAAATCCGAGCCCCTCTAGGTCTCTAACCGCAGCAATCACGGTCTTGTTGGATACCCCGGCTAGATCTACGATCTGAGATATGCTTATGTAGTCGGATTGTTTGTGCCACCCAATGGTCTTTCGGCAAATAGCTATGAGCACTTTAAACTGAGCCGGGCTTAGGCTCTTCATGTGTTCGTCAATGATACTGTTAGGTATCTGAGTGTGGTTTGGGACGTCCATTTATGTCTTGATCTCATTAATATTATATAAGAATATAAAAATTATTTTGGATAGTGTATACTTTTTTATAAATTATATCCACAATACTTAAATTAAGAAACGAGATACACATATGAGACAACACATAGAATTTATGCAGGCATTTCTGTCTGGATTAAGATCGTTACCTAACCCAGACAAGTATACTCAGGCATACATACGAGCCTTT